AATANNGTGTATATCATAATAAGTTCCGCCCGAATATACATATAAAATTCTATTAGTCCCTATAGCTGCGTATTTAATACCAGCGTTATCGTCCCAATGATGAAGAGCTCTAGCTGCACCCGTTAATTTGTCTGACCCTAACTGTTGCCAACCACCTATTTTCTCAGGTGTACCGTATCTAAATCTAACATTGTCACCATCAAACCATTGCCCTTCAGCACCGGTCTCTGTGACTTGTTTATTGAATCCTGGAGCAAAGCCTAATTTTTGTAACATAATTCCCTATTATATAACAAAAAACTAAAATTTAAACGTTAATTGTTCACGATACATATTCTACCCAACCAGTCAATATATATTTTACGTTGGATAATGGAGGGTTTCCTCTATGAATATGAGTAAATTGAGATGGCCACATCAATAATTTTCCAGTTTCAGGTTTAATTCTTTTATGTTGATACAAAAATTCTGTCTCTCCACCTTCCTCTACATCGTTCAAATATACCATAAAAGCTAATAACCTGTTTCTATCATTTAAAGATGCTTTCTCACAATGCCATTCATGAAAGCCCTCTCCTATATTTGTTTTTTGTATCTTAATATCTATTATATTATGTCGATTTAATTTATGTAAAAAACTGTATTTGTCCGCATAAATATTATACATCTCCCAAAATTTAGGAACAAAATCTTTTACAATATAAGGAATTGGTAAATTATTGTAAAAACAATTAGCTAATATATCTGTTGCTGTATCGGAAACTTCATGAGATAATTTGGGGTTATGACTATATTCTGTTCTTTTTTTAACAAGATTACTGTCACTTAAATTTTCATAATACTCAATATACTTACTACAAATGTCTCTCGATAAAACATTATTAAATATGCCAATATGGTCTATTATTTCATTCATTTTTTAAGTTCTTTAGGTAGACCTAAATGAGGTCTTTGATCAAATTTATTGTTGTCTATAGAATCCTGAGAATTGTAATGTAAGAATACTTGACCACAAGTATCTCCATCAAATGGTTTTCTCCAATGTTCTAACATACACCCATAGTAAACTAACATATCTCCAGGATTTAAATCTATTTGAATTCCAGAAGAATCACTTGCAATATATTCTTCTCCTGTATCTTTACCTTTAGTCTCATCCGGCTCTATGTATATAGGCCATGGGTCTCCACCTAAATTAAGTGTAGTGGATATTTCACAACTAGGTCTGTCTTTGTGCTTAATTAGTTCATCACCTTTTTTATACATCCTTGCATAAGAATATGTAGGCACTAATTTAATGCCTGTTTCTTTTTCCATTATAGGCCATAGTTTAAGTAGTAAAGTTTCCATAGCAACATCACCATAAATAGAAAAAGTTTTTGGTATTTGTTCATCTGCCCAATACCCATGCATTTCTTCAAACGGACTAATCCATTTTCTATCAAATAAAGTTCTGGCNACATCTCTTTTAAGAAAAAAATAAGCATAGACAAAATCAGTAATTTCTTTAGGTATTGCGTTTTTAATAACTAAATATTTTTTATCTTTAAAAGTCATAATTTAAATTTACTCTTTTGTATCTGTCTAAAGGAGTCTGTTTAGCTACCAAAACATCTATAAAAAAAACAATGTTTAATCTTTCTCCTATGCAATCAGTGGCGGAATGTTTAAATTTAGAGTCATAACACAACAAAGAATTAAATTCATTCGACACACTAATTATTTTATTACGGTTATTATATATACTAGTTCCATTATTCATACTACTATTTTTGTTTAAATATATTATTCCCGCTAACTCAGAATCTTCATCAGTATGTATGTCATTATGATCAATATACTCATCATTCATTTTTTGAAAAGCTGCGTATGTATTTTCCCAACTAATTTGTTCTATATTAAAATCATAATATAAAGATAAAACTTTATTAATTATATAACTAAACAAGTCTGGTTTTATTAAATGCAAAGACTTAGATCGCAGTCCTTTCCAATTTTCATTTTTACCAGGAGCATGATAATCAAGAGTTTTAGAAAATTCTACTATCTCTTCTGGTTTATTAAAAAAATTAGGACAATATGTTATTGGAAAATTCATTGTATATTAAAAGCTAAGCTTACCCTATCTTTGTCAGATTTATTTTCATTTACTTGATGATTTAACCAAGCATAAAAAACAACTAAATGATTGGCTTTAGGAATTAAATTATAGAAACCATTAAAGTAAGGATTGTCATACGCATCGTTGTCGCTGTTCATTACAATATGTTTATCTAAATTTTCAAAAGCTATGGCACCACAATCTTGTGGAGCATCAATATAATAAGTAGCTCCAAATATAGACTTACCATGACAATGCATTTTATTAGAGTCTCCTTTCTTATTTATATTATACCATAAACCTTCTAAATTTAAATCGTTATTGTAGTTAACAATTTTTTTCACTTGTTCAATATAAGGAACTATTGTTTTAAAAAAATCTTTAACTGCAGGAGTATCATAGACATGATTACTTTGAAAACCTCCTACATTACTTACAACTCTTCCATTATTATTTTTTTGTTGCAAGTATGCGTCTTCTCTTAATTTATTGTTAAGATCTGTATTATTTAAATCAAATTCAAAAACAGGAGTAATAAATGCAGGTTTAATAATCATTTGTATGGTTTACCTAAATTCCAAATTACTAGAGAGTATCTGGCCCCTTTAGTTACTGGTGTTACCCTATGCCATGTATAAGATGGAAATACAATAATGGTTCCTCTTTTTCTTATATGGTTTGTTGATAGTATTGTAGTAGGGTCTTCTTGATCTCTTGGTTGAAATTCTAAATCTCCACCTTCATAATCTTTAGGATCAGATAATAAACAAGTAACTGATAGTTTTCTTATTTTTCCAGAATACATTTTTGGTTTATCATCTGAGAAAGGTTCTTGAAAACTATCTTTATGCCAATTGTAAAATTGATTTAATTTATATTTTGTAAACTGACATTCTTCTGACCAATCCCATTCATAGTTCCAACCGGCATTTCGGTTAGCCATATTAATGAATGGCTGTATCTGATTGTAGATCCATCTCTCACCTATCCAAACAATGTTGCTATCTCTCTTTAATTTTAAATCATCAATTTCTTTTTCAGTTAATTTTTCAGAATGGGTTTTATCTCCTGTCAATGCAAGTTTTTCTTTTTTCTCGTTTCCATATTTTATCAAATCATTACAAAATCTATCTGATAAAGCTTTTTCAAAAAACCAGTATGTGTATTTATGCGAGTTCATTTTTTAATATAAATTTATATTGTCTGTTTACACCGTCGTTAAAAAATTTTAATCTATCTCTTTGTATTTTTAAAAAAGCATAGATAGATATATCTTTTACAAATTGCCAATGAGATACAAAAGTATTAAATATATCAAAATGCATAGAGTCAATAGTCCTTTCTGATATATCTTCTTTAAGTTCTACTTGAAGTTTATGACTGTTTATTTTTTCTAAAAAAATATTAATAGAATTTTTAGTCCAGATATCAGTTATAATAACCCTACCATTTGGTTTAAGTAGTTTTTTTAAATTTTTATAAGCAANATCTTCATTATAAAAAAAATGCATAGAACAATTTAAAATGATATAATCAAAACTATTTGATTTTAATTTAGTCTTAAAAAAATCATCATTGTAATAATATGGACCTTTATAGTTTAATTTTGCATAATCAATGAATGATTGATTATAGTCAACTCCTATTACTTGATTACTAGGAAAATATTTTTTAATAGTATATGTACCACGACCCCACCCACAGCCTACATCTAATATAGATTTTTTATAAGGTTCAATATCTTTAAAACAATTTAAATAACTTGTAATTTGATATGGAAAATCATGATCATCTTTTTTTAAAGATACAGTTTCGTCCACTAACCCATGGTTTTGTAATGGAAACCAGTCATTATCCCTTACATAATAATCAAAAAATTCTTGATCTGATAAGTTACTAATCATTAAAGTACTTCTTTCTTATTTCAGAATAAGTCCCATTAAATCTTGTTCTTAAAAAATCTTTAATATTGTTTCCAGAGTAACCTCGTTTAGTGTTTTTGTTATTGTAGTTTTTAATGATAGGGTCATCGTAATGAATATTTAATAATTCAAATTCCTCTCTTTTGATTACATAATACATACATAATGGAGTTCCTCTTTTTAAGAAAAATTCTCCAGGTCTTCTAAATATCATTTGTTGATTTATTTCATGATAAATATCAGTTTCTACAAATCCAGGTAATACTTCAAAGTCTTGATTAAAATGGTAATACAGTGGCTGCTGCATTAATATGTAACCTTTTTCAGTCTTACATCTCCAAGGACAATTAGGTTTTAAAATTAAATGTATTTTTTCTTTTTCATGATCTGGTAGCCAATTAGTGTATTGTGTAGAAGAGTGATTACTGAACTGAAAAATTTCTGATGGAGAAGACCAAGTCCAATCATCAGCATTGTTAATATTTAATTTTAAATCACACCACAAAGGTATAACAAACGCTCTTTTATATATATCTACAAAAGATGGACAAGTCTTAACTGTTCCTGCAAACCACGAAGGAGCCCCTTTAGGAAATGCTTTTAAATTTTTAAACCAATCAGGAAAAAATTTAGTAGCAGGCTCTATTGGTGCAAGTTCTTCTAAGCCTTTTATGTGACTCCAGAATATAACTTTATTTTTTTTCTTTCTAAGTATGTTGAACACAATAGTGTATTAGTACACTATTTTATACGTTTTGCCAAGCGGAACCATCCCAATATTTAGTTCCTTCTCCGTTTTTCCATCTTTGATTTTCTTCATCCCAAAAAGTTGCACCTTCATCTGTGTTTTCACAAAAAGGTATTGGTGGGGCCCAAACTTTATTAGTAGAATCCCATGTCCAAGAACTAAAGGGCTGCGGACGTCTAAATTCATTTTCGTCAGCATGGAATGTAAAATCTACACCAGCATATACCCCTCTTTCATTAGCATTATAAGATGTCTGTTTCCAGTAAGTTTCTGGATAATTTCCACCATTATCTTCTAAAATAAAAGGATCGTTTGGAATAAAATTAGCTACCCAAGTTTCAGCCTCAGTAGAGTATTCTCCACCATTGTTAGCAACATCGTCATTGTCAATTTTAACCACTCTTAAAACTTTATTGTCGCTTGATTTAATTTCTGCAAAATGTGCCATATTTTAATTATCCCCTATGTAGGCCACGTGCCCTCTTTTTCGTATGAATAAACATCTTTTAATGACCAAACTCCTGGTGCAGTAGCCGGATTACTAAATGCTGGTTCTCTTACTGTAACTCTTCCAGTTCCACCAGATCCACCATTTGTAGTTGGGTTTGACTGAGGACCATTTCCTCCGCCTCCGCCACCACCAGTATTGGCTGTTCCCGACTGACCACTAGCTCCATTTGATGCACCCCCTTGGCCTCCGCCTCCAGGGCCGCCTGCTCCAGCTGGACCATTTACATAAAAAGATCCTCCGCCACCACCTGCATATACAGTTGGACTTGGTGAAGCTGATGGGCTTCCTACAGTTGTTGGTGCTCCAGGTCCTCCTGCACCGCCAGTTTGACCAGCGCCTGGGTGCTGAGTTTGACCTCCAGCTCCTCCGCCGCCACCTTGACCATGCCATTGACCATTTTGTGCACCTTGATATCCTTCTACAGGAGAATAAGATCCTGCGTTTCCAGCTCCTCCTGATGAGCCTCCCGAACCTCCCGGTCCTCCAGTTGAACCTGATGGGCCTCCTCCACCATAACCACCGCCTGAAGCAGCGATTGGTGATGATGCCGCAAAATTAGAAGCAACTCCAACGGAACCGTTTTGTCCGCCTCCGCCTCCAGATCCACCGCCACCTACTGTAACTGTAATTGGTGATGCAGGAATAGGGTGAGATGTAACTTCTCTTAAACCACCTGCTCCGCCTCCGGAACAGCCTCCTCCATTGTGAGATGAACCGGCACCGCCGCCACCTCCAGCGATTACTATAAGATCAACTATTGTTTGACCGGCTCGTGGATTATAAGTTCCACTAGATGTAAATTCTGTTATTGCTTCTGATGCTGTTGATCCAGGTGTTGGATCTTGAACAGGACCAATGATTCCACCATTAGACATAGTTCAGACCTCCTACGCGTCGTCTAGTTCTTCGTAACTAATCGTAATTACAGCGTCACTGTTTGCACTAGCACCTGCTTCGATGTTATCAGACTCCTGTAGGTAAAGTCCTGCATTTTTGTCTACGACAACTAAAGTTGCATCTGCTGGAACAGAAATTGTGCTTGCAATTGCGATTGGTGATCCACCACTTTTAGTTATAAAAACTGAAACATCAACAGCTGATGAGCCATCGATATTTGCAATCATGATACTATTAATTTTAAGCAATTTGTCAGAAGGACATGCTAAAATTTCATTTGTTAATGTAGTAGTTAAAGCTTCCTGTACGGATTTACCTAGGATCGATGTTACGTTTACTATATTTGGGTTTGCCATAATTTATTTCCTCGCTTATTTTTAACCGAAAATCATTGCCATTGCAATAGCTTTTCCTGTTGATATACCAAAAGTTGATGTTGCTGTAAACCCTAAAGTACCTGATCCATCAGTTGTTACTAGAGCTGTTCCTGAAGCACCTACAGCCGCTGGAAGAGTCAACGTATAAGAAGTTGCTGTACCAGCTGATTTTAGACCCACATACTCTCCACCTGTAGTATCTTGAAGTCTTAGTTCTTTTTGAGAACCTATGTTCAAACCTGTAGATGAATTCCAAATAAGGTTTGCATCTCCACCAAAAGCTCCTGAATTATTAAATTGTACTTGTGTGTCTGAACCGCCAGGAGTTGAGGTAGTATCTATCTCAATTTCATAAACACCTGTATTAGTTGCAACACCATCAAAGTAAACTACTTTCCAACCTTTATTTCCTGTTGCCCAAGTAACCGTTGCACCTGAACCTGAAGCTGCTTTTAATTGTACTGTGTATGAACCTGATGTGTTATTTTTAATAAAGTAAAAATTTTCTGTGTTAACAGGAACTGTTATAATTCTGTTTCCACTTATTGTCCCTGTAAATTCTATAACTCTGTTTTGTGCTTCACCTGTTAAAGCACCGTTATCAATATCTAAAGCCTGAGTTCCTGCACCACCAGCGATAGAAACAGATAAATAACCACCTGTTAATTGTTCAATAAGATTTAAATTTGCGTTGGTTTTTGTTCCCCATGTACCGGCGTTTTCACCAGTTGCCATTAGTTCTAAACCAAGATCTGAGTATGTTGAAGCCATAATTTTTTCTCCTAAACTACGTGAGTTACGTCTGTATACGATGTATTTCCTGTAACGTCAACCTCATTATAACTTGTATTTCCAGTGATATCAACATCTCCATATCCTATTGGAATAACGTTTCCTACACTTGTAGCTGCTTCTTGTCCTGTTAATCCTACAACATCTGCTGGTGTAATTGCACCTACAGAAGCACTTGCAGAAACTCCCGTTAAAGGAACTCCTATTTCAATTATAATTGATCCTACAGAAGAATTAGCGCTTACGCCAGTTAATGTAAATACTTGTGCGTCACTTGTTTCAATTTCACCTACAGAAGCGGTTGCACTTACTCCAGTAACTCCCATGACATCGGCAGGAGAAATAGTTCCCACACTAGATGTTGCACTTACTCCAGTAAGCCCCATAACATCAGCAGGAGAGATACTTCCTACAGAAGAAGTTGCTTCTTGACCTGTTGGTGTAATTGTAGGAGATAAAATAAATGTAAATTCTCCAACAGAACTTGTTGCTTCTTGACCAGTAAGTCCCATGACATCTGCAGGAGATATGGATCCTACGCTAGAAGTTATTGCACTAGGAGCAGTTAAATTAAGTACTGCTGACTCAACAGTACCCCAACCATTTTCACCCCAGTCTAATGTACCCCAACCAGGTCTTTGTACTACTGTAATTTCACCTACGGATGCTGTTGCTTGTTGCCCTGAAAGAGTTACTGTAGGTGATTCGCCATAATCTTGTGATCCCCATGTAAGACGACCCCAACCTTGTTTAACAGTTGTTGCGTCGTTCCAACCTGCTTGTCCCCAGGATAATCGACCCCATCCTACCGACATGGGATACCTACGCTATACGAACTATAGCTGTTGAAGCTGCTGCTGCGGGAAATTGAATTGTAAAAGTTCCGCTAGATACAGTTTTGTCTCCACCGAATGCTACTACACAAACTGCTTTGTCTGATTGTGTATCATTATATATTAAACAACCATTAGCTGTAAAAGAAGCAGAAGTAAAACTAATATCTGCAAAATCACAAACTGCTGTTGATCCGTCTAATACAGGAGTGACACTTGTAAGTGCTTTTCCGCCTGCAGTGTATGCAGAACCCGATGTGTTTGATATTTCATTTGATGTTGAATAAGCTGTTGTACTTGCACCCATAGATGCTGAACTTGTGTATAAAGCTAATTTAAAAGAGTTTCCAGATGATGCAGTGAAGTTGTGAGTACCAACTAAAATTTCTTGTTTAAAGCTGTTACAAATTGCCGATGATATTGCCATAATTTTTTCTCCTCAATTTATGGAGACGGCGACTTGACTGGTATTCTAACTGTTCCGTCAGTATAATCATCTCGTCTTCGTCTTCCAAGCTGCATTCCTGCAAACTGTTGTATTGCATTTTTATATCTATTTTCGTAGTATGTCAACATATCCATTGGACCTTTTAAATATCCAAAAGCTTCTACAAGACATGCGTATAAAAGCCCTTGAGGAAAGTATGTACTTAAATAAGTGTTGTTATTAAAACCAGTTCCAGACCCAAGGCCATTTGGCATTTTGTTGTAATAAATTCTAAATCTATAAGCTGCATCAGGAGTAGGCGCTAAATATAGCCCTCCAGATGAAGTATCTGTAGTATTGTCAGCACCACCAAACATTGCATAATATTTAGGCAATCCTGTAACATCTTGTGCAGTTAAATCTCCTTCAGTCCCAGTTAATCTATCTACGTATTCCGATAAATATGTTTGATCTTTTTTCTCTAGCCAAATACCATTGCCTTCAGTATTAGCTGTTGATTCAAATATTTCTACACCTCTAATAAACAAAGCTCCTGCTGGTGCATTAATTGTATTATCATCTGTAACTAAAGTACCTTCTTGAACAAATCTTTGAGAGTCCATTGGAAGTTCTTGATAGATTCTAAATTCTGCAGCCATAATAATACCATCAACAATAGTTGTAGTTAAGACATCAGAACCTACTTCTGTGTAGTCCCTTATTGCTGTAGTTAATGTGCTGTAATCGTATTTTTTAACTCCTGACATAATTAAGCCCTATCATTTATCGGTCCAATTGTACACTGAAAACCGCCTCCTGTTTCTGTGCTACTAGC